TAACAAATTTAAGCAAATTCTACTTTCTACTACTGAAGAAGTTAAAGAAGAAACAATAGTTGAAGAAACTGTTGAATTAACTGAAACTAATGATGAAGTGAAAGAAGTTGAGGTTCAAGAAGAAGAAGTTATATCTAACGAAGAAGCATTAGAAGAAGAAGTTGAAGAAACTGAAGAAGAAGTTACTGAAGAAGTAAAAGAAACTGAAGAGAAAGTTGACGGAAATGTTAACGAAGAAAGAGTTATCGAAAGAGATAGTTCTGACGTTCAATTATCTGACGATGCATCAGAAGAAGTATTAACTGAAACTGAAGAAACTCCAGAATTGCTATCTGAAGAGGTAATTGATGAAACTGTTGAATTAGCTGAAGAAACAACTGAAGAAGCACCTGTAGAGGAAGCTCCTGTTGTAGAAGCTGAAGAAAACAAGTACGCATCTATCGAAGAACTAGCTGGATTAAAGGCTGAGATTAAAGCTCTATCTGAGTTATTAAATAATCTTAACCCTAAGAAAGATGTTCCAAGAGAGTTATCTGCTGAAGATATTCAAAATGAACAAGTTGAAGCTGAAGGAATTTCTGTTTCCCCAGAAGCTGACGTAGTAGCACAAGCTGCTCCTATTGTAAACAACAAACGTGCTAACGGACCTGTATCTCAAAAGGATATAGTATGGGGCAAGTTATTTGGAAACAACTAAAAATTAATATTAATAATAAACAATTAAAAACGCTAAATTATGGCAACTACAACTAGTATTACTACTACTTATGCTGGAGAAAAAGCTGCAAGCTTTATATCTGCTGCATTATTATCTTCTAACACTATCGAAAAAGGTGGAGTAGAAGTTAAACCAAACATTAAATTTAAACAAGTATTAAGAAAACTTGCTACTGGTGATTTAATCGCTGATGGTTCTTGTGATTTCGATGCAACTTCTTCTGTAACTCTTACTGAAAGAACTATCGAGCCTAAAGAATTCCAAGTAAACTTACAATTATGTAAGCAAGATTTTAGAAGTGACTGGGATGCAATCTCTATGGGAATGTCTGCTCACGATAACTTACCAAAGTCTTTTCAAGATTTCTTATTAGCACACGTTGTTGAAAAAGTATCTTCTAAGAATGAACAAATTCTTTGGAATGGTGCTGATTCTAACGCTGGAGAATATGACGGATTATTAGCTCTTATGGGTGCTGATTCTGACGTTGTTGACGTTGCTGGAACTACTATCGATGCTACTAACGTAATCGCTGAATTAGGTAAAGTAATTGATGCTGTACCAGCTGAATTATATGGTAACTCTGAGTTATCTATATACATTTCTCAATCTACTGCAAGAGCTTACGTAAGAGCTCAAGCTGCTTTAGGTTACAAAGATTTATATCACGTAGGTCAAACTCAACTTGATTTCGAAGGAACTAAGTTAATGGTTTGTAACGGTATGCCAGCTAACAAAATGGTAGCTGCTGAAAAGTCTAATCTTTACTTCGGTACTGGTTTAATGAATGATATGAATGAAATCAAAGTAATTGATATGGCTGATATCGATGGTTCTCAAAATGTAAGAATCGTTATGAGATATACTGCTTCTGTTCAGTTTGCTATTGGTTCTGAAATCGTTCTTTATTCTTAATTAGAATAATTGACTTTAATATAATACATAGGGGGATATTAATTTATCCCTCTATTTTTAATAATCTTAAATACTTAATAATATGTCTTGTGATATCAACTTAGGAAGAAAAGAAGCATGTAAAGAAAACGTTGGTGGTCTTAAAGCTGTTTACTTTGTAAACTATGACCCAACTTTATTCTCAGGTGCTAGTTTCACTACTGGTGAGATTTCTGGCTTAACTTCATCTACTGATGCATTCAAATACGAATTGAAAGCTGACGGTAATACTTATGAAGAAGCTAATGAAAACAGTAGAGATAACGGTACTTCTTTCTTCACTCAAACTGGAACTTTAGTACTTAAAGTTCAAGATTCAGCAACTCAAGCTGAATTAACACTATTAAGTTATGGAAGACCTCACGTAATCATCGAAGATTACAACGGTAAGTTTAGACTTGCTGGAGCTGAAAATGGATGTGAAGTATCTGTTAGTACTACCTCTGGTGGTGCAATGGGTGACTTAAACGGTTATAACCTATCTTTCGAAGGAAAGGAAAGAGGAATGGCTACATTTATTGATTCTGCTGTAATCGGTGATGCAAGTGGTTTTGTAGTAACTGAAGGTGCATAATTGTTCTTATACAATTTCTAAATTAGGGGATTTGCTTCGGCATTTCCCCTTTTTTTATGTCTTGTTGTTAAATATGTAAATCTATATGCATTTTGGCGTAACAAAACAGGTGTTTTTGCGTTATTATATACATATAATAAACAAGTAATTATGACGATAACAAATACAAGTCTGGTGCAGCCTTTAAAAGCTATATTCAGAGATGGTGAGTTATACTCAGAAAGTGAAATAAAATTATTAGTAACTAAAGAAGGTTCTACTACAACACTAGAGTATACCCCTATAAATATAACATATACTCCAAACTACGCTATAATAAATTACAGTATTGATGAGGCTGATCAGTTTCAAGACGGATGTGATTACTTAGTTAGAGTTTACACTACTGAAGATAAATTACTATATACTGATAAAGTATATGTAACTTCTGTTCAATATAATACAGGTGATCAAAATATAAGTAATGATGATTATACATTTACTGCTGATACTGAATCAGATTACACTATTATAGGTTCAGGAGACTCTCAGAGCGATTCTAACGGGACTTCTAATAGTTATGATGCTAGACAGTATGATGTAGATAATAATGGTTATGGTTCAGCTCATTCTTTAGGTGGTACTATAACTGATGTTGGATTTGATTTATTTGGTGAATCTACTGTAGATCATACTCAATACGGAACATTTACTACTGCTGATAATTACACAGCTTTAAGTGTAGAAAAGTTATTTGTTGGTCAACCTTCTGCTATAATCACTAGCCCATCTTTTAATCAATACGGATTAGCTGACGGAATGAATGGTTATATTAGATATAGACATGGATACGACTACACTGTAGCTAGTACAGGAAGTAGACAATATATGGCAGACAGATTAACTGATGAAGGTGTTACTGCTAGAAGTAATGATGACAGTGATTACTTAAATACATTTAATGAAACAGTATATTTAGGTAATGACCAAGAAAGTATTTCTGTAGGTGATAGTATATATTCTGATAATATTGGAACTAAATTAGCTGACGGTACTACTAATAATAGAGCTAATAGATATTGGTTTATGCATCAAAATAGTAACAATGAATATATGATATGTAAAGTTACTGCTGGTATAGTTACTCATTACTATGAATGGAGAGATGGTGCTGAAGGATGGTTAAGATTTAATTACACTAATAGATGGCAATCAGAAGGAGTTGCAGATGAATCCTTAATGACAGATGCTAAAAAATGGATAGGAGATAGTTCTACTGGTGGATTAGTAACACAAAATACTTTTGCAGAAGCTATTGCTGAAGCTCAAGATAGATTAAATAATAACTATTCAGTTACTACTAGTGGAGTATTTGCTGACGAAAAAGATATATGGTTAGATTTCAGAACTGGTAATGGAGATGCTGCTGGTGAATATATATATAGGTTTAATAAAACTGATTATAATATAAGATATTCAAATACTGATAATTTAGATATAGCTACTATAGTAGATGAATCTGGATTTAAACAAGATGAAACTGAATATAAATATATACCTTTATACGGAACAATGGCTGCTCACGCATCTTTAAATGGTGAAGGTAAAGGAATTATAATAATAGAGTGTAAGAAATATACAGGAGAAATAATAAACTCTAGTATAGTATATAAAAACAATTAATTATGAATATAAGAACATTAAATTTAGCTGGTTATGAACAACCAGTTGTAGAAGAAGTAGCTGGAAAGAAATGGATTTCTTACGGTGAAAATAATGATTACTTTGATACATTAGTAGAAAGGTATATGGGTTCTCCTACCAATAGTAGATGTATTAACGGTATAGTTGATATGATGTACGGTAGAGGAATTGAATGTACTAACTCAAAAGAATTACCTGAGCAACATGCTAAAATGAAGTTATTATTAAAGAACAGAGAGCTTAAGAGAGTTTGTCACGATTATAAAATGTTAGGTCAAGCTGCTGTTCAAGTTATATATAATAAAAGTAAAACTGCTATAGTTAAAGTAGTGCATCACCCAATGGAAACGTTAAGAGCTGAAAAGTGTGATTCTAGAGGAACTATTAGAGCTTATTACTATCACCCAAAATGGAGTGAAATGAAAAGAAGTGATAATCCTAAAAGAATACCTACATTTAATAATGGTACTAAAAGAGATAAAGTAGAGTTATATGTATTTAAACCATATAGAAGTGGTTTTTATTATTATTCTCCTGTTGATTATACTGGGTGTTTACAGTACGCTAGTTTAGAAGAAGAAGTATCTAACTATCATATAAACAACATTAAGAACGGATTACAACCAAGTTTATTATTAAACTTCAATAACGGTATTCCTTCTGAAGAAGCTCAGACAATGATTGAAAACAAGATTGCTGATAAGTTCGGTGGTTCATCTAATGCTGGTAAGTTTATATTAGCATTTAATGATAGTAAAGAAACTGCTGCTGAAGTAAGTCCTGTACATTTACCTGATGCTCACGCTCAATATCAATTTATGAGTGATGAAGCTACTCAGAAAATTATGTTAGGTCATGGTATTGTATCACCAATATTATTAGGTATTAAAGATAATACTGGATTTGGTAACAATGCTGAAGAATTAAGAACTGCTTCTGTACTAATGGATAATGTTATTATAAAACCTTTACAAGATGAAATATTAAATGGATTAGAAGAAATTCTTGCGTTTAATAAGATATCTTTAGATTTATATTTTGTAACATTACAACCAATAGAATTTACTCAATTAGATAATATATCTACTAAAGTAAAAAGAGAAGAAGAAACTGGGGAGAAATTATCCTCAGTTGCTTTATCTTCTGATTGTGATAAAGACAATTGTGAAGACTGTAACTGTGATAAAAAACAAGTTGATATCCAGATGAGTATAGAAGACGTGATAACTGAAGTTGAACTAGAAAATAAAGATAACAATGAGTAAAGCATTATTTATAACGGTTAAAGACCTTAAAAGAAAATCTAGTATAGATGGTTCAGTAGATCCAGATAAGCTAGTACAATATATTGAAGTAGCTCAAGACGTAAGGATACAAAATTACTTAGGTGGTAAATTGTATAAGAAATTACAAGATATAATAATAGATGGTACTATTACTGATACTGCTCAGGCAGATTATAAATTACTATTAGATGAGTATATCAAGCCAATGTTGATTTGGTATACTCAATCAGAAGTATTACCTTTTTTAAATATTAGTTTCTCTAATGGTGGTGTATTTAAAAACACTCCAGAGAATTCTAAAGAGGTGTCTCAAGAAGAGATGTCGGTAATGATTCGTAAAGTAACTGATACTGCTGAGTTTTACAGTAGAAGATTTATTGATTTTATGAATTATAATAGTGTTCTTTATCCAGAATACACAAGTAATCAAGATTCGGATATGTATCCTGACAGAGATTATCAAATGTCTGGATGGGTTTTATAATTGGTTTAATATGAGAGTACCCTTGTTTAATATAACAGGGGTATTTTCTTGTTTAACATGAGTAAGAAGAAAGAGGTAAGTGATTCTGACTCTACAGAAACGAAATAACACGCTTAGAGACAAGATAATTATATAGGGGTATATAAATGTCAAAAAATAAATAAGTTCTAACACAAATTAAAATGGAACAACCAATAATAGATGTAATACTAAATGGAAGCATAGCGAGACTAATATTAATAACTTTAATATTAATTCTACTAATTGTGTTTAAGTCAGGTGTGACTCAATATTCACAAGGAGCATTTAGGAAACTGAAATCTATTATATTTAAGAAGAGAATATCAAATAATATTCGTGAACTAAAATATCATAATTTATTTCAAGTGATAGATCAGGTAAGGAATACAATTAAGCATCAGAAATTCTACTGTAATAATGAACTAGATTCTACAAAGTCCCAAATGTTTGTAGATTTTATGAATTTCAAATTAGATGCTATCAGGGATGCTTTTCAAGAATTAATAGAGAAAGCAGTTGATTCTAAAGATAACGATATGCTAAAGAATCAGTTTATGAATACTATGAACAACACAGTTTTAGTGTACATAAGAAAAACAAGAATGTGCTTTTTAGAAAAAGGCATAAATTATGAGGATGCAGATGATATAATAGAACTATTTGAAAGATGGAGAATGGATACTATATCTGTTATAAGTCAACAAGTAAATAGTATATTTGCATCGAATTATCATAAAACAAAATATGAAAACTTATTAGCTGTATTAGAAATAATTTCTATAGCTGTCGCTTTAATACCTAAAGATGGTGTAGCAGCATTTAACGCAGTTAATGGTAAGTTCATGAAAACTAAATATAAAAATAGATGAGAGATATAGATTTAATAGTTGTTCATTGTTCAGCTACTCCAGAAGGTAAACATTTCAGTACGGAAACCATTAGAGGTTGGCACGTAAACGAACGTAAGTGGTCTGATATAGGTTATCACTACGTTGTTGAACTAGATGGGAAAGTTAAAACAGGTAGACCTGTACAAAGAGCTGGTGCCCATGTAAAGGGCTATAATAGAAGTAGTATTGGAGTCTGCTACATAGGTGGTATGACAAAAGATATGAAGTCCCCTAAAGATACTAGAAACGATGAACAACTTAAATCTCTCGAAGACTTATTAATTGAATTAAAGTTTAAATACCCTAATGCTATTATAAAGGGGCATAGGGATTATAGCTCAAAGGCTTGTCCATCTTTTGATGCTAAAAAGGAGTATGAATGGATATCAAAAATAAAAGAATGTTAAATAGATTAAGTAATATAGATAAAGATAAATTATTACACTTCTTCTGGGGTACGATAATGTCTTTTTGTTTAATATGGATGTTCAATATAACAGGTTTAATAATATCATTAATTATACCAGCTATAAAAGAACTATATTACGATAAATATTTAGGTAAAGGTAAATGTGAGTTTATGGATTATATATATTCTATAGCTCCAACAATTATGATAACAATTATAAAATACATATAAAATGGCAATAACAAATATAATAAACGAAAGAACCGAAACTGAAGATAGATTAGGTTCTGAATTAGTAACTAATGGTAATTTTGAAACAGATAGTAACTGGACTAAAGGTACAGGCTGGTCAATATCAAATGGAAAAGCAGTAGGTAGTAATTCATCATCTTCATTATATCAAGCAACTGGAAGCAACTATACATCTGGGAAAACATATAAAATAGTATTTACAGTTTCTGATTATGTAAGCGGAAGCGTAAGACCAGAAATAACAAACATTGCTGGAGACTATGTTACATCTAATGGTACTTTTACTCAACACATAGTAGCAACATCTTCTGCTATTGGAGAAGAATTAAAAGGAGCTTCATTCACTGGCTCAATAGACAACATATCAGTAAAAGAAGTGGGTGTAGATAGAGAAGCATTCTCTAACGAAACCAATCAAAATGGTTCTTCTAATATATCTAATATAGTTAACGAAAGAACTGAAACTGAAGATGAATTAGGAAGCGAGTTAGTAACCAATGGAGATTTTTCTAATGGTTTAAATAATTGGGCTTATCAAGGAGATAGCATTACTATTGTTGATGGTGCAGCAAGAATAAATAGACTTACAAATGTAACCTTTATCCGACAAAATGTTTTAACATCTGGTAAAACTTATTTAGTAGAATTTGATGTTTTAGATAAGGAAGATAATAGTGGTACTTTTACAGTAAGATTAGGAAGTAACAATGTTTATGATGTTTCTACTTATGCTGGAACAAGGTTTTCCAAATACATTGTATCTACAGGTGTTGATTTTAGGATTTATTCATCTACAAATAATGGAGTTATTTATGTAGACAACGTATCAGTTAAGCAAGTAGATGTAAATACAGAATCATTCACAAATGAAACTAATCAAAATGGGGTGTCTGTAATTAACAATACAGTTAATCAAAGAGTAGAAACGGACAACGGAAGTGATTTAGATTTATTCGGAAACGATATGTCTAATTCAAATATAGTAAATACAATAGTAGAAAGAGTCATTGGATTGACTTATATACAATCTCTAATTAATGCTTTAAGAGATAGAGCAGATAACTTTGAGAACGAACAATGCACAAAAGATACATTAACTAACTTAGAAAATATATAATTATGAGTAATTTATTAGAAAAAGCAAGTATATTGACTACACCTACAGCTTATGGTAATGGTGTGGTTAATTCTATAATACCAAATACTGCAGATGGAGATTTCCAATTCAGTAGAAATTCATTCGCAACTAGAGTTAATGAAAATGGATTAATAGAAACTCAATCTAACGAAGGTCCAGAAGAGGTACAGAACGGAAACTTTAGTGAATTAGGTGCAGAAGAATCAATTAACGGAAATTTTGAAACAGATAGTGATTGGATAAAAGAGTCAGGTTGGACTATTAGTGGTGGAACTGCAAATAGAACTAATACAGGTACATTTACTGCGTTACAACAGAATATATTAACAAGTGGTAAGACATATAAAGTAACATTCACTATAGATTCTATTACAAGCGGAAAGGTTTACGGTATAAGATTAGGTTCAAATTACATATTAAGAGATGAGTCAACAACGGGTACATATACAGGTTATGGTACTGCAAATGGCTCAACATTATCTATTATGGGTAATCAAACTTTTTCTGGCTCTATAGACAATGTATCAGTTAAGCAAGTAGACCCTAATGATAATTGGGGAAAAAATAATGCTAATATATCTAATGGATATTTTGAAATGCTTATAGATGGAGCTGGAACTGCATCAATAACTCAAAACATACTTACTATTGGTAGGAATTACATTTTAAAGTTTGAAATATTAGAATATACTTCTGGTTTAGTTGGTGTTAGTTCAGCAGTTAGTGGGGTTGGATTTTACCCAAATGCAGTAGGTTCGTTTACTTTAAATTTTGTGGCTGCTCAATCTATTTTAAGTTTAGTTGGCACTGAATTTGGTTTCAAGATAGACAACATATCAATAATAGAAGTAATACAATCAGATATACCAAGAATAGATTATACTAATGGTTGTGGTGAATTATTGTTAGAACCAGCTTCTACTAACTTGGTTACTTATTCTGAGGATTTTTCTCAATGGACTTTCGGTGGTGGAATTACAGTTGAATCTGGTTATTTAGCTCCTGATGGCTCTAATTCAGCTTATAGGGTATCAGGTTCAGGAGGGGCATTATCTTTTGCTGCAAGCGCAACCCAAACGCAAACAAGAACTATTTATGCAAAAACAGTAAGTGGAACAGGTCAAGCTCACTTGTGTTCATATTTTGGTAATACCAATAATTTATTTACTATAACAGACCAATGGCAAAGATTTGAAGTAAACGGAACTACAACCCCAACTGGTTCAGCTACTTTTTATGGTGTAGATTTTAGAGGTAGTACAAATTTAAGTGAAATTATTGTTTGGGGTGCGCAATTAGAAGATTTAACATACGCAACATCATACATACCAACAACATCTGGCTCAACAGTTACAAGAGCAGCAGAAACATTAAACAACGCTGGTAATAGCGACTTAATAAATTCAACAGAGGGAACTCTATATTTAGAAACAAAAGGGTTGGTAGATATACCACAAGCCTCAAGATATATTAGTTTATCAAAAAATGGGGAAACAAGTTTTAATAATTCTTTAGTAATTCAACAAAGAAATAATGGTTTTTTAAGAATTTATGCTAATGATACTGGTACTGTTGATATTCAATTTAATGTAAATGTAGATTTTACTCAAAACCATAAAATAGCAGTTGTATATAAATTAAATGGCTATAAATTATTTATTGATGGAGTTGCTCAAAATTTATTTGGAACACCTACACAAGCAGTTTTTAGCGGATTAGATAATTTATCTTTTGATTTAAGAGGTTCATCATCTAGTGCTTGGACAGGTAATATAAAATGTGTAGCAGTATTTAAAGAAGCATTATCAGATACAGAATTAGCAAGTTTAACAACAATATAATAATATATGAAATTTATAGGAAAATATGAGTTTAATTCACTAGAACAGGCAGAGTCAAAAATCAACGCTCTGCCTAGTATAGTTGATGAAGATGGCAATAGTCATCCAGCTCACAGGCATACAATAGTTAAGATTGGTTTTATAGTAATTGAAAATGGTACTTACAATGAAGAAGGTGATGTTTTAACAGAACCTGTTTTAAATGATAAGTATTCTGTAGATGTACTTTGGAATAACTTAGAGAGTCATCCTTATGGTTGGGCTTCTTATTCAATAGATTTGGATAATGAAGGATCTCATAGTTTCTTAGGTGTGTCTTATACTAATAACAAACTTTAATATGGGGAATTATAAAGATAAAAACGGAACTACTAGAGTAGGTGACTTTCTAAGAGATATTGATTTGAATAAATCATTAGAAGTAGTAGGTAATCTAGTTAAGGGTAATATAGATGGTGCTATAGACGTTATTACAAATGCTGATAACATTAGCCCAGAAGAGAGAGAATATGCTTTAAAAGTAATGCAATTAGATATTGAAGAAATGAAATCTGTATCTAAACGCTGGGAAGCTGATTTAAAATCTGATTCTTCTTTAGCTAAGAATGTTAGACCTTTAAGTTTAATATTTCTTACAATAGCAACAGTATTATTGATCTATATAGATAGCTTTAATATAACGGTAGAAGTACCTAATGAATGGATTGAATTATTAAAATCATTATTACTAGGTATATACATAGCTTATTTCGGTAGCAGAGGTTTAGAGAAATATAAAGCAATTTAAGTTGTTTAATATAATACCTCTAAACAACTATTTACAGCTGAATAAGAAAATAAATAAATAAACATAAAATTAAGAGTTATAGTCGTAAAAGATTATAGCTCTTTTTTTTTGCTTTAGTTTTGACAAAGACCTCATAACTCTAATACCACATTTTCTGTTTAATAGCTTTATAATTTTATGCTTATATATGTTTATATAATTTTATGCTATATTTATATTTATTTAATTTTATGCTATAATTATTAAAATGGTACAAAGATAATACAAAACACCTTATCTACCAAATAATTTAACTGACAATATGACAAATATAACATGACAATGTTTCAGTAAAAAAAAGTAGTAAAAAATTTGGTGGTTCGGAATAAATATTGTATATTTGTACCAACAATAAAAACAAACATTATGACAATAGAAGAAAGAGCTCATAATTTTGCTTGGGCTAGATTACAAAAAGCAAAAAAGAATATAGAGAACTTTGATTGGAGAGGATATCCAATCGTAAGTAAAGAACAAATTAATTTAGTATATCAAGGTTATCAACAAGAATTAGAAGTTGCTAATTACATATATACTACATTAGAATTAAATAGAAGTTAAACCAATTAAAATAAAAACACTATGAACAACTTTAAAATTGACACAAAGAAGAAAACATTAAACTACAATCTAGAATTTAAATTCTTAGGAGATGTAGAAAAAAGTAAAATAAACTTAATTAAATTACAGAATGAAGATTTAATATATAATGGTAAATCTTTTGACTTTGTTATTAGATTAGAAATATTACCTTCTGCAATGTTAGGTGTTGTGGTTTATACGATAGATATGAATAGAATTGTATCTTTCTCTTTACCGCAATTAGATATTAAATTTACTGAAGATGAATAATACAACAGGACTAAAATTTCTTACATGGGATATGTTTAATTGTCCTAATATAGGTCAAGAAGAGTCAGGTATGAAGTTTATGGAACGTAAACCTGTATTGCTTTTAGATGAATTTGTAAGATTAACAGGAAGGACATTAACTATAAATAGAGGGTATATGAGTCCAGCATTTGCAGACTTAAATGGAATACCTAGTAAATCTTCACATAGGGTAGGTTTAGCTGTTAGAGTTAAATGTTTAAATAGTAAATTTAGAATGCAGTTAATATGCTATTTATTAGAACAAGGTGTTAGAAGAATATCATTTACTAGTAAAGAAGTTTACTTTGACACAGACCCTTTAAAAGCCCCTATGCTTGAGTACGGCTTTATAGGTTAAAAATATTATTTTTTGTTTTGTTTTATGTTTATATAAGGGGGTAATAAACTGCTCCCTTATATTTTTATAAAATAATTACTAAATAATTTGGTGGTTAAGTAAAAAAGTATTATATTTGTACCAACATTAAAAAACAAACAATTATGCAAACACAAGAAATAGAAATTACAGGAGTAACTTACATGGTAGAATATACTCAAGAATATAATTCAGTAGATATATATAATATAGTAGAAATAGACAATCCTTGGTTAGGTACAGAAGATAATCCTGTATATAAAAAAGGTGAGTTATATGGTTATATAGAAGAGATTTTAATAGATCAATATACTGACACTTTTAATCTTTTATACATATAGATGAAAAAGTCATATATAAAAAAGTCTTATATTCATTATAAGATACAGAGAAGAAGAATTAAATTAGATAAAGTAGAGGCAATTGCATGGCTAGGTACTTCAATGTTATTTTTTGGTCCTTACTTACTACAATATCAAATAGGCTTTATACTTAATGCGTGTGGTATTATGTTACTTACACCTCAAGTTATTAGAGCTAAGCAATGGAATCTAGTATTACTCAATATAGTAAGTTCTACTGGTTACTGGTTACAAATTTTTAATATAATATAATATGGAAGAACACGAGTTTCAAGAATCATTTCAAAAATTAGGTAAATTACTTATGCAATTTTCTAATAAAGATAAAGAAAAAGCTGAACCTTATTTATTAGCATTAAACAGGATATACTTTTACACTAACGAACTTAGATTAAAAGATACAGAAAACAATATGTTAATAGATAAATACAGAGAAAAATAAAAATAAATACCAAAAAGTTTGGTAGTTTAGTAAATATGTTGTATATTTGCATAACAATAACAATTAAACAATTATAGTATGACAATTCAAGAAAAATTATTACAGGTTCAAGGTAATTTAAAAGCACCTAAAAACCAAAGAAACAATTTCGGTAAATATAATTACAGAAGTTGTGAAGATATTTTAGAAGCAGTAAAACCACATTTGTTAAATGTAGAAGCTTCTTTAATGATTACTGATACAGTAACTGAAATTGCTGGAATACCTTTAGTAGAAGCTAGAGCAGTATTCTTTGATAACGAAGGTAAAGTAGAGGTAACAGCCCAAGCTGGTATAGACCCTAATCGTAAAGGTATGGATATAGCTCAGTCTTTCGGTTCATCAAGCTCTTATGCACGTAAATACGCTTTAAATGGCTTATTTCTAATCGATGACACTAAAGATGCTGATGCTTCTAATACACACGATAAGAATACACCAACAGTATGGCTAAATGAGAACACTAAGGAATTTGATAGAGCAAAACAAAAAATCGCTAACGGTGAATTAACAATAGCTCAATTAAAAACAAAAGTGTTGTTTTCAAAGAAAGTTGAACAATTATTAACCAATTAAAACCAATTAAATTATGAGTGCATTATTAAACTTAAGTATCGATGTAGCTGGGCTACCAAAAGAGAAATTTGTAAAAGCTAAAAACGGTAAAGTATATTATAACTTTACAGTATCAATCAACGATGAAACTAACCAATTCGGACAGAATGTTTCTGCTTTTGATAGTATGACTAAAGAAGAAAGAGAAGCTGGTAAGAAGAAAACTTATATCGGAAACGGTAAGGTGGTTTGGACTGACGATTCAATCGTTGTAGCTGAAAGAGTTGAGCAAGATGCTCCAGCTCCAGCTCCAGTAGTAGAAGAGACTTCTTCTTCTGACGACTTCCCATTCTAAAGGTAGGTCAAATTAAATTAAGTAAGGGGAGATTAATTTCTCCCTTTATTCTTATTAACAGTATAAAACAAAAACAATATGATAGAAACTAATTTAGATAAAGATGTAGAAGCTAAGGAGTTGTATTTAGATAGTCTTATGGAATCTACTTATATAGACCCTCAAGATGTTATAGAATACCCACCTGTCGCACTTAGTATGGGAGAGAGTACAATGTACACTAGAGAAGGTCAAATTAAAGTACCTACTTCAATTGGGACTTACGGTAATTTTTCATTCGTACAAGCTCCACCTAAATCTGCTAAAACATTCTTTATTTCATTATTAGGTTCTGTATATTTGTCAGGTAATAATACTTTTGGTGGTAAATTACAAGGTCATAGGGAAGATAGATGTTTAGTACATTTTGATACAGAACAAGGTAAATTTCATGCTCAGAAAACATTTAGAAGAGTATTAGATATGTCTCCTACTGATGATGTAGGCTGCTACCATACTTATGGATTACGAACACTAGGATATAAAGAAAGACTAGATTTTATAGAACACGTTTTATATAAAAGACTAGAAAATAGAGCTGGTATGGTAATTATAGATGGTATTGCTGATTTAGTATCTGATGTAAACAATTTAGAGGAATCTAATTTAGTTGTGCAGAAGATTATGAAATGGTCACAAGAATTAGACTGCCATATAGTAACTGTGATTCACAGTAACTTTGGTAGTGATAAACCAACTGGACATTTAGGTTCATTCCTAGAGAAGAAAACAGAGACTCAAATACAATTAGAAGTTAACACAGTTAATAAAGGTAGTATTACAGTATCTTGTAAGAGGTCTAGAGGATTCAGCTTTGAGACATTTAGTTTTAAAGTTAACGAAAGAGGTTTACCTGAAGTGGAAGGAGATTTATACGACATATTAGACGGAACAAATTATGGGACAGATTAAATTTATTACACCTTACGCATTAGTATTACCACGTAAAACAGGGAAAGATAAAAAGATAAGTATTAATTTAAACACTTATAGAAACTTGCATTTCCAAGTTAATAATCAATGTAAGAAAATGTACAAGGAATTAATGAGAGGTCAGTTAGAAAATAGAATTATTGATACTCCAGTAGAAGTTACATATCAAGTATTTAAACCTAGTAAAAGGTCACTAGATAAAATGAACGTAGTATCTATTGCAAGTAAATATTTCTTAGATGCAGTAACTGAATACGGTTGTTGGGATGATGATAATGACGACAACGTAAAGACAGAAACAATTTTACCAACAGAACTTGATAGGGATAATCCCAGAATCGAGATAACAATTAAAACAATATAATATGTATATAACAAGTAGATTAATTATAGGATTTGTATTTGGCTTTGAAGTAGTTGAAGTACAAGAAACAGAAGATAATACTTATCACATATATAAGATAGATTTAGGATTTATATCAGTTAATTTAATACCTGTAAATAATGTTAGATAAAATAGCTAAACACCATAATTTATGGTTAAAAATGGCTTTAGACTTAGGTATTGGACCTATGTTTAGAGAGGATATAATACAGGATATGTATATTAAAATGCACGAAGTATTAGAGTCTGGTAAGGATATTACTTACGGTGAGGACGGTGTTAATAGATTTTACATATATTTAGTAATTAAATCAATGTCAGGTCAAATGAGTAGAAAAGATAATTATAAAACAGATTCTTTAGATGATATAATTTATAGAGAATCTGGATATACAAAAGAATATTCTTTAATAGATGATGGAGACAGTATAGAGGATGCAGAAGCTTTTGATAAAGTATATGAAAAAGTTATGTTAACTTTAAAGAACATTAAAGATCACCCTAAATACCCTAAATATCTAAAAGAAAAAGTACCTAATTTTATGAATCTATTCTTAGGTTATAATTGCACAGATAAAACTATGCGAGATATATCAAAAGAAACTGGAGTTAGATTAGGAACTATACACAGAACATTACATAAAGTAATGGAGATAATAAGGTCTGAAGTAGGTGTAGATGTATCTAACTACTTTGGTAAAGATTATGAATTAATAAAATAAGTATGAAAGACAATAAATATTATGAATCTTTAGATAAAAGAACTAAAGAATATAAAGACTGGAAGAATAAACAATCTGAAGGCTTAGGAGATACTGTAGAGAAAGTTTTTAAAGCTACTGGTATTGATAAATTAGCTAAGTTTATATTAGGTGATGATTGTGGTTGTAATGAAAGGAAAATACTTCTTAATAAATTATATCCTTACAAGAAACCTAATTGTTTGAATGAGAGAGAATACGATTATTTAAAAGGTTACTTTAATAAATACCCTAATAACAATCAAGGTACAAGAAGTGCTGCTGTTTTAACTGAACTGTATTCAATATATAGAAGAATTTTTAACTCAAATAAAAGACCAAGTAATTGTGGTTCTTGTGTTAGAAACGTGTTAAATCAACTTAAAAATGTGTATCAAACTTATAAAGATTAAGAAGGTATTTAAAAATAAGTTATAAATAATTTGGTGGTTCGGTATATTTTATGTATATTTGTACCAACAATATAAAACAACAATAATTATGAGAAAAGTAACATTTAAAAAATTAACTAAAGAGAATAGAAAGTTTATAGTAGACTTATATAACAATACTACTAGTACTGAAGCTCAAGAGATAATTTCTAGAAAATTTAGAGTATCAGAAAGGTCGGTTAGAAACTGGTTTAATAGACTAGAATTAACTAGCCCTTTATCTCAAACTGAGAGTAGAGTTATGGTATATGATATTGAAACTTGTAGAACTTTAGCTAAAGTATGGTGGACTGGTAAACAGTTTGTTGGTCATAAACAATTACAATCAGAACCTAAGATTATATCTATATGTTATAAGTGGATGGGAGAATCTAAAATTCATCAATTAACTTGGGATAAAAACCAATGTGATAAAAAGATGATTACAGAGTTTTTAACAGCTTATAATCAAGCTGATATGGTAGTGGGTCAGAATAATGACAAATTTGATAATAGATGGGTTAATGCTCGTGCAATGAAGCATGGTTTAGTGTTTAATACTTTTGTTAAATCATTTGACATCATGAAGCAGACTAAAAGATTATTTAGACTACCTTCTTATTCTATGGATTATATTACTAAGTTTTTAAACGTAGAGAATAAATTAACTCACGAAGGTATTAAAATGTGGGATATGATTGAATCAGGTACTA